ACCTCGCTGAGACCACCATTACGGCTAGCTACAACACGTAGTAAACGAGTGTCGTCTACGTTTTCATCTTCGCGCTGTAAACCAAAGATAACGTCAGCATCTTGGTGGAAGGATGAGGAGTATCCGATTGAGTCGGCAGTTACCTGCCCCTTCTTCATCTTCCATGTAAGTGCCTGTGTAGAGATAACAATAGGCTTGTTAATCTTCTGAGCCAACCGCTTAAGGCTACGGGTGATGTTAGTGATAGCTTGAGGTGTGTTGGACTCATCGGTCTGCTCATCAATCATCAGATAGGTACCATCAATAAATACGATGTCGGGGTTCTTGCTCTGTACCTTGCTAGCGACCGCGCTTACGGTTTGACCACCAGATGAATCTACAAAGTAGAACTTAGTCTTATCTGCGGCGATAGTGTCAGAGACTTTATATAACCGTGACTTCTCATCTTGAACCAAGGTACCTGTCATATATCTACGATGTGAGATGCGAGCGCGCATAGCGTAGTAACGACTTTTCTGCTCAGCGTTGCTCATCTCAAAAGACATGAACAGAGGCACCTTGCCAGATAAGTGAGAGTTCAACGCGATCTGTAAAGCAAGAGTTGATTTACCAGTCTTTGGAGGAGCCACAATAACAATTAGCTGCCCTGGCTGTAGACCAGAGGTTGCTTCATCCATAGTAGGAAAGCCTGTAGGCAATCCAAGCAGCCCTGGATTAGCTTCGCGAAACTCGTAGTCTTCTTGAATACGCTTTGCAGCCTCTGTAATTTCAAGGTCGTTAGACTTAGTTAAACCTTCTTCTTCTAATCTAACAATGCCGCGCTCCATAGCAATAAGCGCGCTCTCATGGTCTTGAGTCTTTTCAATAGAGGTGAGGGCTTCACCAATAGTTTTAATAATAGAAGCTTTACGACGGCCTTCGACCAACCTATCTATAAAGTAATTTATATTGTCGCTAACATCTAGCAGTTGATAGGTGGGGAAGTTCTCGACGATGATATCTAGACTTGGACACTCCTGATACTCAGCGTAGTGAGTTGTTAAGAATTTAAATATCTTCTTATCAGTTGGGTCAGAGAACCACGAATCATTTATGTTCTTCTCTAGAACTACAGCTAAGTCTTTAGTCTCTATGACTTTGCTGATGAGCTTTGCTTCGTTGTTCATAAGCTACCTATATCCAATCCCCAGTGTCCGTATCGTAACAGTCTGTCAGGAGTATCTAACACACCGATTACTTCGGGTCTGTATGGTAGCTGTGCAACCAAGTGGTTGACGGAATCATACGACGTAAAGTATCTAAACGGATTAGTACCCATGTTGTCAAGCGTATCTACTAGCGATGCAAGTTCTTTATCATCCATAGAAAAAGAAGCGAGCTCTAAGGTTATGCCTTGTTTAGTTGTGTACATATACAAGAAGCTCAAAGTCTCACGCCGCATCTTTGTATCGATTGCAGGCAGAGAAATAAACTTAAATCTTTTTTTAACGGTGAGTTCTACCAATAAGAATACGTCTGTTGTTACGATAATTCTTTTGGGGAGCTCATTGCTGATGTCCCCGTTCTTCATTAGTAAACTTCTATTCGACCAAAGCGTATGACAAAGTCGCGGAACTTGTCATTTGATTCTTTAGCTTGAGTGGCATCATCTTTAGTTGCACGGCTAGATATCTCTAATGGATAGGTACCGTTGTTGCTATCGATACGCGCCTGTACAAATCTAGTGTGCTTGCAGGTCTTTCGTCCTTTATAACCAGGGCATGTGCAGTAAAGACCGCCCGCCTCGTCTGCAGAGACTTCAAAGATTCCTGGTCCAGGTGTTTGAGAAGGACTTAAGAACACTTGCACTAGACGAGTGTCGCTCACGGCGTAGCCTTTCATTTTCGTAGGTCTCCAGACGTAGAAGTGATACCGAGGTAGACAAACGCTTCATGAGCAAAGCTCTCTGTAGCGTCCCCGTAAAGGCCTGCCCAATCTTTCAACTCTACGTTGGTAGTAACTATGGTAGGCAATCCATTGTTAAATCGGGTCCTTAACACATGATGAAGCATGTTCTTTTGCCACCCGCTAAGAGAAGAATGCTCTTTGCCTACGTCATCAATAACCAGCACCCGTATGTTATATGCGTCGTTCTTGCACTCGCCTAACATACCTGAGTAAATAACCTCTTGGTCATCTGTTGGGTCATCCATCAAAGCGCCCTTTAGGTTAAGCACATCGTTAAAAGTTATAAAGTAGCAAGGCCTGATTAATGGGCTGCCTTCTGCTACATCAAAAGCTGATAAAGGAAATGTCGACATTACTTCTTGAATTGTCGACAAAGCTAAAGTCGTCTTGCCATGACCTGGAGTTCCATAGAACATCAACCCCTTGCCACAGCCTTTAGAACCAACCGCTCTAATTACTTTGCCAGACTCAACTGTGCCAAGCCACTTCTTAATTTTGTTTATATCATCGACTTCAATGTCGGCGCAGTCGTCTAGTGTCCAACCAGTACGAGCCTTTGGAACGTTAGCCATCTGCACCCAAGTACGGCGCCTCACCTTTAGCTCTTCAAGTTTAAACATCATCCATCCAATCTGCAGTGTGCGCGTACTTCTCGTTAGTGGCCTTAACATCCTCTGGAGTAACCATAACGCGCTTGGCCTCTTCTAGTAGCGTGTGGAACTGTACTATGAAGAACTTCCAAACTTTTTCTGGGTCGTTGAGCTTGGTGTCGTGTTTAATCTTTGAGAAGTAAAGCTCCATCATGATGATTTCAACCTCACCATCAGTGCCGTACTCCTTGCGCTTGTTATCTAGCGCATATCTAAACCTACTGCGGGTAACCTGCCACGGAGCTATATGAAAGATGTTGTGCATCTGCTCAGCAAACTCAAACGCCGAATCGGTAGAGGACCAGAGCTTAGAGTTCTTGCGCTCGCGTTTGACCATACGGTCTTGCCGTCTAGCCTCATGAGCCTCTAACTTCTCTTCCTGCTTACGGGCCTCAAACTTCCGCTTGGCTTCGAGGCGCTCTTCTTCGTTTTCGTAATACTCCAAGGCTTCCTCCCGCGAACTCCGTTCGCTATTCGGTTTGCTTATAAATGAATTAGCTATTATGTTTAATTTGCTATTCAGCATATTCTGTTGTAACAGGAGTTCCTTTTCGGGACTCCCATTAAGGTAGGACTGGGTCACGTACCTGCCGTTTACCAGCTGCCTAGACGTGGTTATATATCCTAGGTCCCTCAGCTCTTTGAGTACGGTTAAGAAGGCTTTCCTCCCCTCAGGGAAGGTGGAGGCTAGACTGTCCGCGCTGATTGGGGCCCCTGTAGACCGTAGGTAGACGTAGACTCCTAAGGCACGGGCTGTAATCACTCCGTAGGGCCCTTCTGAGCCGTTTTAAGGGCATCTCCTAGCTCTTCTACGATGGCTTGCGCGAAGATTTTCGCGATGGCTTGGATTCCGAAATAGATATCTTCCATGTGCTCTTCGTAGCCCTCTTCGCCTTCTTCGGAGTCGTCCTCTTCGTCACCTTCTTCTTCCTCATCCTTGCCATCTTCCTCCTCCTCCTCGGGTTCAGAGACCTGCTCTTCTTTTGGGATGACTGGCGCTACCACCTTGGTCACTCCCGCAGAGCTGATTTTCTTTAGACCATCGGTGAGGTCATAGCAAGGGAACTTCTTTAGCTCTGCCAATATGTTGACGCTGTTATCGTCCTCATCATCCCAAAGGATGAAGGCGGCAACATTAGCCTCTTTGGCAAAGTCCTTAGCCAAAGTAGTTAGGTTGCCATCCACAACAGTTGCGCTAGGCATAGCGTCAAACTTGTTCATGGGGGCGTAGACGATGATGTCTTTGTTTTTATCCTTAGCCCATTGCGCAGCAAAGATTTGACCTTGGCTGGCTTTATCTTGATAGGGCAGGATTAGAACACCGTTCTCACCATTAGCGTGAAAATGGTCTTCTATAAGCGCCTCTAGGTTGGCGCGGCTGGTAGTTCCGTTACCAGCGATTATCACATAGTGCTTGTCCATAGGACCTCCTTATTAGGGGAGGCTTACAGTAGCACTACTTTATTTGGTTAACGAGACTTGCTTTATATGTGGCGAGCCTCTGTCCTAGGGCTACTAGGAAGCTACCCAAGAAAGCGCCAGCAACAAGCTTAAGCGCAAACTGTTTCCAGCTATGGGTATCTAGCAGATAAGTTCCTAGAGTGCTAATCCCTAAGGATAGGATTATTGAGACGGCCTTGCCGTTAACAAAGATAGATAAGAAGTCGATTGCTTCTTCAAGCGATACTAGGAAGAAGGCAGTAAACATTCCAAGGAGTAGTAGGTCAACCATGAGGTTATCGTACTACGTAGCAGGCTGAGCTAAGTAAATCGCCACAGTAGAGCCAAGAGGAAGTTGGTCTACAAAGGTTGAGTTACCAATGCGGCTCTGTACTGCAAAGCGATTCTTGTAATAGTGCGAGCGCCCAGCGGAGGAGGTAGCGCCTTCCCACAAGTAATCAGTACTGGTTCCGTATCCGCTACTGCCTTCAAAATAATCAAATGGAAGAGAGCTGCTTTCAAACAAACCGTAATCAAGATAGATATGCTGGCTAGCGGTGGTTGGTGTCCAAGTAACTCCAACTTCAGCGTAGGCTACGTTTGAAGGTGAGATGCCCGTTACAACTAGTCTATTCCAA